ATCCCGAGATGACCTCCTTTATATTTCGCGAAACATTGATGAGTCACCTTCTTCTGTGGGGAAATGCTTATGCCCAGATACTTCGAGATGGCAGAGGGCGTGTTCTCGGACTCTATCCGCTGCTCCCGGACAAGATGGAGGTCGGTCGTGACAGCCGCACGGGGGAACTCTACTACACCTACACGAGAAGCACGGAGGAGAATCCGAACTTCAAAGATAAGGGGCAGATTCGTTTGCGACGCGAGGATGTCCTCCACATTCCGGGACTCGGCTTCGATGGTCTGGTCGGCTACAGTCCCATCGCTATGGCAAAGAACGCCATCGGCATTGCCCTTGCGACAGAGGAGTACGGAGCAGCCTTCTTCAAGAACGGAGCGCGTCCGGGCGGCGTGCTTGAGCATCCGGGTGTTCTGAAAGACCCGTCAAAGCTCCGTGAGAGTTGGCACGCCGTTTACGGCGGCACGATGAACACGGGCAGGATCGCCGTCCTCGAGGAAGGTGTAAAGTATCAGCAGATTGCCATACCGCCCGAAGAGGCGCAGTTCCTAGAGACGAGGAAGTTCCAGATCGACGAGATTGCACGGCTTTACCGTGTGCCGCCGCATATGGTCGGGGATTTGGAGAAGTCCAGCTTCTCGAATATCGAGCAGCAGTCGCTTGAGTTCGTCAAATACACTTTGAATCCGTGGGTCATGCGATGGGAGCAGTCGCTGCAGAAAGCACTGCTGACGGATAAAGAGCGGAAGGATTACTTCATTCGCTTCAACGTGGACGGTCTTCTGCGCGGGGACTACAAGAGCCGCATGGAAGGATATGCCATCGGGCGGCAGAACGGATGGCTCTCGGCGAACGACATCCGCAGCCTTGAGGACATGAATCCCATCGAAGCGGAGGAGGGCGGGGATCTCTATCTCATCAACGGGAACATGACAAAACTGAGGGACGCAGGGCTCTTTGCAGGTAGGCAACAGGAGGAAGAAAGCAATGAAGCGTAAATTTTGGAACTGGGTGCGGAACGAAGGAGAGAAGCGTATCTTGCTTCTGGATGGTGAAATCTCGGACGAAACGTGGTGGGGCGATGAAGTCACACCTCAGATGTTTCGCTCCGAACTGAACGCCGCTGAGGGAGATATTGACCTCTGGATCAACTCGCCGGGCGGGGACTGCTATGCGGCGGCGCAGATTTACAATATGCTCATGGAGTATAAGGGGAATGTTGCCGTCAAGATTGACGGGATTGCCGCGTCTGCCGCATCCGTTGTTGCGATGGCAGGATCGAGCGTCGAGATTTCACCCTTGGGGATGTTGATGATCCACAATCCGATGACCGTCTCCATCGGAGACACACACGAGATGGAGCGGACGATCACATTCCTTGCCGAAATTAAGGAGAGCATCATCAACGCTTATGAGATCAAGACGGGATTGTCCCGCGCCAAGATTTCACGGCTGATGGATGCCGAGACATGGATGAATGCAAAGAAGGCGGTGGAGCTTGGATTTGCGGATTCCGTTCTCTATGGGGACGCACAGCGTCCTATGACGGATGCGACAGACGGACTGATCTTCTCCCGTGCCGCTGCCACAAACTCTCTGCTCTCGAAATTCGGGCAGGGAAGACAAGCGAACAATGTCGACGCAGAGGCGTTTAAGAAGCGGCTCTTTTCTATTTCACATTAAGGAATTAACGGAGGTACAAGAACATGGATAAGATCATGGCAATGCGCGAAAAGCGTGCAGAAATGTGGGAACAGGCAAAGCAGTTCCTCGATGAACACGAGAAGGATGGCCGCCTTACGGCAGAGGACGCCAAGGCATACGAGCAGATGGAGAACGAGGTGCTTGCACTCGGCAAGGACATCGAGCGCATGGAGCGTCAGGCGATTCTCGACGCGCAGCTTGCAAAGCCCGTGACGGCGGCAATCACCAACACTCCGGGCGCATCTCTCAATGCGGAAAAGACAGGACGCGCGAGCGAGGCGTATCGTGCCGCGATGCTCAAGGCTCTTCGCACAAACTTCCGTCAGGTGGAGAATGTCCTGCAGGAAGGCGTGGATGCAAACGGCGGCTATCTCGTTCCCGAGGAATACGATCAGCGTCTGATCGACGTTCTGAATGAGGAGAACGTGCTTCGTACGCTTGCAACGACCATCACCACGAGCGGCGAGCATAAGATCAACATCGCCGCCACGAAACCTGCGGCATCGTGGATTGAGGAAGGCGCGCCGCTCACCTTCGGCGATGCGACCTTCGATCAGATCGTCCTCGACGCGCACAAACTCCACGTTGCGGTCAAGGTGACGGAGGAACTTCTCTACGATAACGCCTTCAACCTTGAGAACTACCTCATCGAGCAGTTCGGCAAGGCTCTCGGCAACGCAGAGGAGAATGCGTTCCTCAATGGCGACGGGACTCATAAGCCCAAGGGACTTCTTGCCTCGGCAAAGACCTCCGTCACCACGGCGGCGGCAGACCTCAAGGCGGACGAACTCGTGACGCTCGTCTACAGTCTCAAGCGTCCCTACCGCAAGAATGCGGCATTCATCGTCAACGATCAGACGCTTGCAAGCATCCGTAAGCTCAAGGACGCGAATGGGGCGTATTTCTGGCAGCCGTCGTATCAGATGGGTGAACCAGACCGTCTGCTCGGCTATCCTGTGTACTCCTCGGCGTATATGCCCGCTGTCGAGGCGGGCAAGACCGTCATCGCGTTCGGAGATTACTCCTACTACAACATCGGGGATCGCGGCAC